AAGTTATTGTAGCTGGTGAAGGTGGATATACAATTTTAGAAAACATGGTTTGCGACTCCATACCGTTTTGTAGTTTAACACCAATTCCTATGCCACACAGATTTTATGGAAGAAGTGTTGCAGAGTTAGTTGAGGATGTTCAATTAGTTAAATCTACAGTGATGAGACAGTTGTTAGATAATATGTATTTAACAAATAATAATAGAGTTGCTGTAATGGATGGCATGGTTAATTTGGATGACTTATTAACTTCAAGACCAGGGGGTGTTGTAAGAACTAAACAACCACCAAGTCAAGTAATGATGCCTATGCAATCACAATCATTATCTCAACAAGCCTTTCCATTATTAGAATATTTAGATACAGTTAGAGAGTCTAGAACAGGGGTAACTAGATATAATCAAGGCCTTGACGCAGATGCGTTAAATAAAACTGCAACTGGTGTAAATGCACTAATGACACAATCTCAAATGAGAATGGAATTAGTTGCTAGAGTGTTTGCCGAAACTGGTATTAAAGATTTATTTAGAAAAATATTTGAATTAACTTGTAAGTATCAAGACAAAGAAAGAATTGTAGAATTAAACAATCAATTCATTCCTGTAAAACCTACGGAATGGAGAAATAGATTTAACATATCAATTACTGTTGGTTTAGGCACAGGAACTAATGATCAACAAATAATGATGATGAATAATATTTTGGAAAGACAAATTCAAGCGTTCCAATTACAAGGTGGGAAAGAGTACCCAATGGTGAGCCTAAAAAACATTTACAATAGTTTATCTAAAATTATTGAAAATGCTGGTCTAAAAAATGTGGATAATTATTTTGTTGATCCAGATCAAGGAAAACAAATGATGCCACCACCTCAACCACCAGAGCCTACACCTATTGAGAAAATAGAATTTACTAGAATTGCAAGTGAAGAAAAACGAAAAGTTGCAGAACTAGAATTAGAATTGAAAAAGATTAAGAGTAATAACGCTATGGAAATTTTAAATTTTGAAACAAAAATTAAAGACATGGAGTTAAAATATAAAACACAATTAGACTCTTCTAAAATTAAAGCTGACGCTGATATAAATAAAATTATTTTAGGTGGTGAAGTTAAAAGTTTAATGGATGCTGAAAAATCTACAAAAAATTTACAACAAGAAATTGAAGGTTTAAATGGACAAGATGCAGGAAGGCAAACTCCACCAAGAAGTGAGCCAATCCCAAAAGGCTAAAGAAGTATTAGACAACCCCTCTTTTAAAGAGGCATTTGATAAGTTAAAAAATTTATATTCAACTAGCTTATTAAATACAGGAACTAACGAAACTGAAACTAGAGAAAAGCTATGGTTAGCTTATCAAGTTTTAGGAAAAGTAGAACAACACTTTAGAGAAATTATAGATACTGGAAAACTAGCCTCAAAACAATTAGAGGATTTTAGAGCCACTATTGAAAAACAAAAATTCTAAACAATCAAGTTTAGGATAAGTCAACCTCATAAGAGGAACTTAACTTAAAAAGGAAAATATATGTCAGACAATGGTAATCCATTACAGGAAAGTCAAACTGATTTAGATAAAGCACAATCTGCACTAAATGGTTTATTAAATCCAAAAGAAGAAGAAACTATTGGACAACAAGAGCCACCAAAAGAAGAAATTAAACAAAATTCTCCTGAACTACAAAATGAGGAATCTCAAGAAGATCAACCTCAAGAACAGGAAATAAAGGAAGAAGAAACAGAGGAAACTGAAAAAGAATCCGAAGAAGAAACTTCCGAAGATGTATCTGATGAAGAACAAGAGATTGATACTCAAGAGAAACCAGATTCCCCATCTTACAAAGTAAAAGTAAATGGACAAGAATTAGAAGTTACACTTGATGAGTTGAGAAACGGTTATTCAAGGGATGCTGACTACAGACAAAAGACTGAATTACTTTCAAACGAAAGAAAACAATTTCAATCTGAGTCTGAAAAGCAAAGACAAAACTATTCTTTAAAACTTAATGAATTGAATAATTTGGTCAAGGATGCTCAACAGCAAGTAGATCAAGAAATAAGTAATGATGATTTAGAAAAGCTGTACGAAGATGATCCAACAGAAGCTATGAGGGTTGAAAGAAGAATAAAAGTTAAGAAAGAAAAACTTAACGAAGCTCTTAAAGTTACTCAAGCTGAACAACAAAAACAATTTGATGAATATTTAGGAAATCAAAAAAGTAAGCTAATTGAAAAATTGCCTGACTTTGCTGATCCTACTAAAGCAACAAATTTAAAATCATCTATGAGAACTTACTTGAATGATTTTGGTTTTAATGACCAAGAGATAGGACAAGTTTATGATCATAGAATATTGTTGTTGGTGAATGATGCTATGAAATATAGAAATTTACAAAAAGCAAAACCAAATATTGCTAAAAAGATTTCTAAACCTTCAAGGCCATTTTCTTCTGGAGTTAAAAAAGATCAATTTATAATTAATTCAAAAGCAAGAAAAGAAAAGTTGAGTCGTCTAAAAAAATCTGGAAGTGTCAATGATGCGACTAGCATATTTTTAGATATGATTAATAACAAATAACTCAACAATAAGGACATAAACCTATGACACAAGTTACAGGAACTTACAGTACTTATGACGCTAATGGACAAAGAGAAGATCTGTCTGACATAATATATAATATTAGTCCGACCGATACTCCGTTCATGTCAGGTATTGGTAAATCAAAAGCGACAGCCGTTCTGCATGAATGGCAAACAGACGCTTTAGCTGCAGCTGCAAGTGATAACCACCAAATTGAAGGTGATGAAATTGCTTTCGCTGCTCCTACAGCAACAGCTAGAATAAATAACAGAACTCAAATTTCAAGAAAATCTGTTATTGTTTCTGGTACTTTAGATTCAGTATCTAAAGCAGGTAGAAATAACGAACTTGCTTATCAGATATCAAAAGCGTCTAAAGAACTAAAAAGAGATATGGAAACTACTCTTTGCCACAACCAAACACATCATGCAGGTAGTGATACTGCAGCTAGAAAATTATCTGGCCTTCCAACTTGGATTCAAGCCAATACTAATAAAGCTGCGAATGGTGCTAATGGTCAAAGTGGTGGAAATGATACTCCAGGTCATGCAAGAACAGACGGCACTCAAAGAGCCTTCACAGAAGCACAACTAAAAGATGTTGTGAAACAGTGTTGGGATAATGGTGGTGATCCTTCTATGATCATGCTTGGCTCTTTCAACAAACAAAAACTATCAGGCTTTACTGGTGGCTCAACTAAAATGACTCAAGCAGATGACAAAAGACTTGTTGCTGCAGTGGACATTTATGAGTCAGACTTTGGTGCTATGACAGTTGTACCTAACAGATTCTCAAGATCAAGAGATTGTTTCGTACTATCACCAGATATGTGGTCAGTTGCTTTCTTAAGAGATTTCAAACTTATGGATTTAGCTACTACAGGTGACGCTGAGAAAAAAGCGATTGTTGTTGAATACACACTAACTAGCAAAAACGAAAAAGCTAGTGGTGCAGTATTTGATTTAACAACTGCATAATCAATTATGATACTTGGTGGTGGCGTTTTATACGCCATCACTTTCAAATAACAATTTTGTTTGGTCTTTGAAGTCATTGACGGAACGAAGCAAATAAAAAAGGAAAAAACATGAGAACACTTAACGATTACTTTTTAACATCTGCAATTCCAGATGTATCAACTGCGTCATCAACTTTTGTTGCTGTACCAGATGGTGGAAGAATAATTAAAATTATTACACATAACAAAGCTACAACTACAGGAACTGCTGCAATTTCTTTTGAAATAGGTGGTGTTGCTGTAACTAATGGTGGAATTAGCCATACAGCTTCAGGATCAGCAGGTAGAGTTCTTACATCAGAGCCTTCTGCAGCTAATAGAGTTGAAGAAGATGGTACTATTGAATGTATCACTAATGGTGGATCAACTAATGCCTCTAAAATGGAAATTACTTTTGTTATAAGAAGATAATAAACGATTTTGAGGGGATCTTGTCTAGCGATACTTCCCCTCAAATACCAATCAACTAAAGGAATATAATATGCCATACGGAATGGGAACTTACGGATCTAAAAAAGGCAGACCGCCTAAAAAAAACAAAAAGAAAAAATCTAAAAAAAAGAAAAAGGGAAAATAATATGAGTTATAATTATGGTTTAAGACCAGGAGTAACACAAAAAATAACTACAAACAATTCTTCACAAGCCTCTTCTGCTTTTACAGCAGGAACTACATATATTAGAATTGTTGCTGATGCTAATTGCCATTGGGCTATAAGCACTTCTCCAACTGCAGCTGCGACTTCAGCTTTTTTACCTTCTGGTGAAATAGAAATTTTAAAAGTTAGTGCTGGTGAAAAGATTGCTGTGTTTCATGGTTCATCAACTGATGTCTATGTAACTGAAATGGGTGCTTAGTGGCTAAACAAAAGTTT